AGACGGTTAGCCCGAGAATCGTTTGACAAAATAGCAACGGAAATTGAAAGTGACGAGATAAATTTTCGGTACGAAGAAATTGTGTCTAAACTTTTACGTGCTATGTCGTATAAACTCAAAAAAAGCGATATTGATATACCGCTCGAAAAACAGGTAAAAGTTAATCAACGGATGAGAGTTGTTGCCGAAACGTTGGCTGGTAGATTAGACGTAAACAGACTTCAATACGAAGAGTTAACTAAAAAACAAACTCTATATGTAAAGTTTCGTAAAAAAGGGATGGAACCTCTTGCAGCTGCTGAAGCGGCCGGTTATTCGCATCCTTCTAGAGCGTTGTCCAGACTTGGCCAGAACAAAAAAGTACAGACAGCTTTACGGAAAAAGAAATAGAAGAGGTTAGAATAAAATGAGAACACGGAACAGAATAAATTGCGTTATATACATTGCGTTTCTGTTGTTTACAAGTTGTGCTACCCTTCGTACGAACAAAAAAGCTACTCAGACCGTACATGCGTATAAAGCACCGGAATCGGATAGCGTTATAGTAAAAGTAGTCGCTTCTGCCGTAGAACCTATAGAAAAGTTTATTGAACTTTCCGCATCGACTCTTAACCCTGTATCTGTCGGGATAGGTTCGGCGTTTAATGCTCTTGGCGTTGGTATCGGTTCGGCTCTAACTATAGGCCCGACAGGCGACCATGCCGTGTCTTATAGTGCTCTAACGGGTTATGACAACGCTGATATAAAGTCTAGCGCAACTACAATTATGTTGCCGACGGAACAGATGGCTGTAAAATCCGGTGATGTTCGTGGTAATAACGGTGGAACGAATGATGTGGACAAAGATAAAGAAAATGGTGTGGATAAAGAAAATGATACAGAAACGTTTCTCCGGAATGTTGACGATGAAACTGATAAAATAGCTGTTACAGCACCGACACTCGTATACAATGTCCCGACAAATTTTCTACAACGTGTTACATCTCGTTCACCGCTAGTTTTACCGCCAATCAACTATATAGATGGTATACAGAGAGAAACGGAAAAATAGAATAGAGGAGAACAAATATGCCTGTCCAACTATGCGAAAAAGACGGTAAACCCGGGTATAAATGGGGTGAAACAGGGAAATGTTATACATATACGGTCGGGAACGAGTCTGAACGAAGAGAAGCTAAACGACGTGCGAATATTCAAGGATACGCAATTCGGAAGTCTCAGGAACGACGTGGAGAAACACCGGAATAATGGCAAACAAAAAATCTAGAAAATCTAAGTCTCGGTCTAAACCCGAAATCGACCATGAACAAACCGGTATATCGGATTTACAGCAGAGATTTGTGTATGAATATCTAATAGATATGAGTGCGCCGAAAGCTGCTCTTCGTGCCGGATATTCGCCTAAAGCTGCACGACGGACAGGGTTGGCGTTAATTAAACAGCAGAAAATTCTTGACGCTATTGCGGATGCTAAAGCTGAGCGTATGCGTAGGACATTTATATCGGCTGATAAAGTTGTAGAAGAACTTGCACGGTTGGCATTTGTAAAAATCACCGATGTTATACAATGGGGTCATGTAGAAGGAACACAGGATAACAAAGAAAAAGGCGGGAAAGTCAACGAATGGATTCGACTTATCCCGTCCGCAGATCTGCCGGAAGATGTCGCGGCTGCAATCAGCGAAATCAAACAGGTGGTTGACAAATCCGGTAAAACTACTACTACGGTAAAGTTGTATTCAAAACCGGAAGCTTTAAAAACGCTTGCAAAACATCTTGGTATAGGTATATCGCGTACTGATGGTAGTCTCGAAACGTCTAGTCAGAGCGACGCTTTTCTACACAATCTTATAACGTCTATTGCAAAGAAACAAGGGTTGAACATCGAGATTCCGCCTCCTGAACTACCATCTGAAACTACTTTAACGCAAAAAGAAGATCAAGAGTTTAGCAATATAATGGAAAATGTTTTTTCGGATTTGGGTGACGGGTTTGATGTTGAAGATGTTGACGATTCGGTTATGTATGGTGAAGAAGAATCTTTGTATACAGAAAATATTATAGAAGATAGTCCGGACAATAACGAAACGGACATAGATATGGCGGAAGTACAAAAACTGGAATTACAAAAAGAAAATAATCCGAATATCGATCCTCGACCTGGTTTGATTAGAAATGCAGAACGTCGATTAAGAAAGATGCGAAATGACCGTTAATATCCCTGCTAGTAGCGTCGAAACTGAAACAAAACGGCAGATAAACGTCCATGAAGATCGTAAACTGTTAGACGCTGCACAAGAGTTGCGACGTCGTGCTCGTGCCCGTACCCATTTTCTTGATTTTATAAAGTATGTATGGTGGATGCCGCAACCGTTTTGTGAAGGGTTACATACAAAGATTCTTACTGCACGTATTGACCAGGCTATTGAAGATCTGTTAAACGGACGAGACACGTTTCTGGCTATTAAAACTCATTTTAGAGCGGGAAAATCGGATATGGTTTCTTGTGCTTTACCACCGTATATGGCAGGTAGACTAGCGTTTATGCAACCTGACATGATGTTTACGGGATACGGTGCTAATCTCGTGCATAAGTTTTCTCGTAAAGCACGTAACATTGTCCAGTCGCCGCAATATCATAAACTGTTTCCGAACGTGCGGTTAAGTGCAAAAAAACGAACTGACGCTCTTTGGCGGACGGACTATTATGATCAAATAAAAAAAGAATGGCAGGAATCTACCGGCGATATAGTGTCTACAGGTCTAACAGGCGGTCTAACAGGTTCCGGTTATGTAATCGGAGTTGTAGACGATTTTTTTAAGAATCGTAAAGAAGCCGAGTCTATAGTGTACCGTGAAACTGTTTGGGACGCAATTGTAAACGAATTTTTGACTCGTCGAGCACCGGTATCGATAACCATTATATCTGCTACTCCATGGCATATGGACGATCCGTTCGGTCGAATAAAAAAACAGATGAAAGAAGACCCCGATTTTCCTATGTTTGAGTTTATGAAGTTTCCTGCTAAAGGGCCTGCATATGCATGTGGTAAAAAGATAAAGTATAAGAGCAGGTTTTTGTTTCCGGAACGAATTTCAGACAATTGGTATGAAGGTCAATATGCTGCACTTGGCAGTTATGCGTCTGCCGGGTTGCTCGACTGTTCGCCTACGGTTCTAAAAGGTAACCTTTTTGATATTGACCGGATAAAATATCATAAAAACGACAAATCTTTTCCTGTAAACGCTCGATATGTCCGGTTCTGGGATCTGGCGTCTACGGAAAAACAGGTTGGTAAAACCGATCCCGATTATACCGCCGGTGCTCTTGTATGTGTAACACACAAAAATGTAGGTAAGTTTCAAGTTCCGCATCTCTGGATTAAAGATATTGTAGCCGGTCAATGGGCTGCTCCTAAACGCGACCGTATTATTCAGTCTACGGCTCTAAACGACGGAGCGTCCGTATACCAGGTACAAGAGTCCGTCGGAGGGTATAAAGACGCGTCTACACGTCTTGCAGACGTGCTTGCAGGTATAATATGTGTAAGAGAATGGACGCCTATAGGAAAAGGAGATAAAGTTGTACGAGCGGAAAATGTCGAACCTATTTTTGAAGCCGGTAACGTACATGTAATAGTCAACAGCGAATGGACGGATTTATGGTTGCAACAGGTAAAAGAGTTTCCAAAAGGTTTACACGACGATTTGGTTGACGCTGTTGTCGGTGCATATATGTTTCTAAAAGAAGGGCAAATTTGTTTTCCGTTTCCGCGAAACAAAATAGGTGTTTAGAAATACAAATGTCAAATACAAGCGTTAGTTATAGGGGTTTATGAATATGGCTATAGAATGGTTGCAACCTAAAAAACTAAAAACCGTGACTGGTAAACAGCAAATAGCTAAACGGCGACCGGCTTTACAGACACCGTCTATTCTGCCGACTCTATCGTTCGCCGATATAAAAGATATTTGGAATAACGATGCCGATATACGTAACGGATATATAAAACGTGCGCAGTATTATTCCGGTCAACAAGCTATTCTCGATGTTGCAGACGACCGGATAGACGGTCGAGAGAGGTCTAAAGTTGTTACAAACTTTATCGAATATGGTATAGCTAAACATGTAGGATTTATTTTGTACGAACCGCCTGAGCTGACTCCTGCACCTTATATAAGAGGTACGGAAAAACATACGGAAGTTGAAAAAGCTCTTAAAAATTATGACGAACTTTCAAACGCACTTAATCTCGACCGACAACGACGCGAACATCTGGAAAACGCTATTCTATATGGTATGTCGGTTAGTCTACATTCATGGTCGGAAGATAACGGTATATCGACTACGGTCTATACACCGATAAACTGGGGGTTTATGTATGATATAGACGGACAGATTGTAGTTGCTGTATACCGATGGGAAATACCGAAAGGGACATGGGACGGCGAAAAAATCAGTAAAACCGGTGTAACATTCTATACGGCATACGATTCTCGATATATATATACATATAGAGTCGAAAATGGGCGGAATAAAAAAAATGTACCGGTTAACGCTCATGTTACGACAAGTTGGACGGAACATATGTACGGTCGAGTACCTATAGCTGTGTACCCTGTACTTTCATCGTATGCTTCGTTTATTACACCGGCAATTATGAGACAACAAGATATATATAACGAAGTCCGGTCTTATAACGCCGACGATGTAAAGTATAATGTAGATGCCGTGTTGGCTATTACGGGAATGCCAAGTGTAGACGCGTTACTAGAAGAGAACGAAGCTGGCGAAACGTTTGCAAAAATGATAAAAGATTTAAAACTTCTACCGCTTCTACCGGGCGGTCATGCAGAGTTTCTTACAAAAGGTAATGCCGAATCAAAAGTTGCTTTTGACCTTGACCTTACTCGAAGCGCGTTACATCGTATGTTAAAAATATGTGATATAGACGCTATTCTTGGTGCAACAGGACAGGCTTCTGGAATCGCTCTTAAACTCAAATTACAGCCGCAGATTGAACAAACCGGTACGTTTAAAGAGAATTTTAGTGTAGGTATAAGAGAAGAAATTGATTTGTTTAACGTTATATGGCATTTAGAAGATAAACCTCTGTTATCAGATTTTGATATTACGTTCTTTCCTAATATACCGGTTAACGAAATTGAACTTTATGCTGCTATGCCAAGTCTGGAAAAAACATTGTCGTTGGAAGACAGAATTAAACTTATACCTAAAGTACGAGATTCGGCTGAAGCTGCTAAAGCTAAACGCAGAGAAATGCTCGAATCTCGAATTCCAGTACAACCCGAACAAGAAGTTGAACAGAAACATGTAGGAATAAAATTTGACAAAGACATGAAAGAAGGTGATAAAATATCTAAGTCCGCAGTTTAAGATTTATATGTTATGAAGTTATGTGACGACTTTGTAACGAAACAGAATGTGGATAGGTAAATGTAATGGGTAAACCTGGTGTTAGAGGTTGAGTACATGATTTTATCTTTTCACGGTGTTGTAAGGTTTATCGCTGGCAAAAGACAAAACGTACAACACAAAGTACAGGTTAATTGAAGAGGCACGGTAAAATGACATCGGAACTCGGAAATAACGTAAGTATAGGTACACAGGACTCTGATTCTGAAACTCCGAACGAAGAGGTGCAGGAACAGGGCACTGAAACTCCGTCTATGACTTTATCGGAAATGATAAAGTCTAACCCAAATGTTAGTATTAATGATATTATGGGATTTGAAAATGCGACTATCGAAGAGAAGACTGCCGCTATCATAGCCCATGAAAAGTCTGAAACCGACCGTCGTGTAAACCAGGCGCGGAAAAAGTTCGAGAGAGAACGGCAGGAAGCTGAGTTAAAGGCTACAAAAAGAGCCGAACAAAAGGCTCGTGAAGATTTGTTGTTAGCCGAAAATAAACAAAGTGAACTGTTAGAAGAACGGACAAGACAACTTGCAGAGAAACAGGCGGAACTTGACGCTATAAGAAAGTCTGAAAATATTGACAAGTTGTTGGCACGGAAAGAAGTTCCTGTTGAGTTCCATGATTTCTATCATCTTGTTAAGGTAGAAGACGATTCTCTGGAAGAACTTGCCGATTTTATTGACGGGTTTACCGAAGCAATGAACGAACGTGTAAGAACGGAAGTTGAACGGTTTAAAACCGAGTTAATGGATACCGGTTCTGCTCCTGGTCAAAAAGGCGGTAAAACTAAGAAACCTATAGAACCTCTTGATTTAGACGCGCAAATTGCTAAAGCCGTGGCTGAAGGAGATTTCGGTGAAAGTCTAAGACTCAAAACACTGAAAGAAAATGAGGCTAAAGGTATTAAACAGTTTGTATAGTCGAGATGGTGCTATCGGTACGGAAAAAAAGGTAAAAACTAATGGCATCTCAATCAGAACCGATTACGACTACTGATGTAACAAATTATACCGGTGAAGTGCTTTATGTCGGTGCAACGTTTGGTATATCGCCGTTGCTTTCGATGGCCGGGCTAACGCGAGGGTATCGTGTTCTAACCGGTAGCCAGTATGCTATGTCAAATGCAATTACACCTAACGCAGCCGCGCAGAACACTGTTTCGGAAGACGCTTCGATTACTACGATTACTGCTACAAGTTATACGGCTTCACAAGAGACCAATTACGCCGAGATCCACGAGTTGCAATATGTGGTATCTTATGCGTCTCGCGCTCTTAGCAAAGTAATCGGCGGTGTAGCGAATGTAGACGATGTGTTTGCGCAGATTGCCGGTATGCCTGTACAACGTAAAGCTCATATGAAACAGTTGGTCGGGGATCTTGAATATTCAGCGTTGCGTGGTACCGGACAGGCGTGGACGAACGCTGGAACTGCCGGTCAGACGCAGGGACTTGTAACTGCTATTAACGCTGTTGCTTCGACCGATGCCGGTGGTTCGGATCTTACAGCCGAACATATTAACACTGAAATTGAACGGATGGCTGGTCTTGGCGCAGAGTTTAACGATATGGTTCTCGCTTGTGGCGCGCACCAATATCAAGCTATTTCGGATCTATATGGGTTCCAGCCGCAGTCTCGTAACATTGGCGGTGTAAACCTCGAACGAGTTGTTCTGCCGGTTGCAGGCAATTGTGGTGTAGTATACGATCCGGTTATGGCTTCTGACGATATTCTGTTCGTAGATTTGGAATATTTCCGGCCTGGATTCGGAATAGTTGACGGTTATCCGCCTATCTTTACTGAAAAGTTGGGTAAAGACGGTGCAGGCGACCGTGAAATGTTGTTCTGTATATTCGGGATCGACTATTTTACGTACAAATATCACGGTTTGATCGAATCTCTAGCAACTAGTTAATAGCCGTTGGATATAGTATAGTGAATGGTAAAATAGAGGTTGAACACAAGTGGAACGAACGGGGGCAGGCAGTATCGTTGAAATAAACGAGTAAATCTGCCCCCTACATGGAAAGGAAAGGTATAATGCCTACAGGACCAAGAATTAGAGATCCGCAGCTTAAACAAATATGGCGCGATCAAGTAAACACGGAATTTCATTTTGCACCGTTGGCAGCCGATGTAGACTGGTTTAAAACGTCTACATCTTTGTCAGCAACTACTACTTTTACACTAGCTGCTGCAAGTATGACGAAATCGGTTGCACCTAACCATCCGGTATGTCCCGTACTATATGTTACGAACGATAAAGCCAGCGGCGACGATTCATGGACGTCCGTTACAATGACCGTGGTTGGTACGGATCAGTTTGGTCGTACCGAAAACGATACGGATATAGCTGCAACGTTATCGTTTACGGGCGGAACAGATACATGGACTGCAACGTGTCTGCACGCGTATTCGTCTCTTACATCTCTAGCGTTTACTGTTGTAACGGGTGACGGTGAAGATTGCGATACTAACGATAGCTATACTTTCGGGTTCGCGAAAACTTATGGTCTTGGATGTAAAATCGGTAAATCCGCCGATGTTCTTGTCCATAACTTTAACAATGCGAACGATGACGGTACAATCAGTGCAACGTACAATACTTATGTTATCGCCGGTACCCCGGACGCTTCTAAAACATTAGACTTGGTTATCCGCAGTTCGAGAGCCGAATAACGTAACGGTCATTTATGATGGCCCAGGAGGGTTAATATTATGGCCGATACTGGTACAGTAACAATTACAAGTCGAAGTAGCGGGAACCCGCGGTTAGGTAATCTAGCGTGTCGGACTATAACATGGTTGTCAGACGGTAGCGGTAACTGTACGTTGGCAAATATCGGTGGTATTGCTGGTACGGTTGAGCTGGTATCGTTCCGACCTAATACGGATTCCGGTACCCAACCTACCGATGGTTACGATGTGACTTTAACAGATTCGTTAGGATTCGATGTGTTAGGCGGGGCAGGTACGGATTTGTCGAATAGTGTTAACCAACATTTTCATGTACCTTGTGCTCATGACATGTATACACGATGGGATGTGTTGGACGGTGATACATTGATCCGGCGCGGGCGCGGTAAACTTCTTACAGTATGTATTACAAAACCTGCTTCAACTGCCGGGATTGTAACCATATACGATAGTCTGACAGGTTCGACCGGCGATACGATAATTGCAGAACTATACGTATGCGACGATTCGGTATACTTTTCGCCTACTACTCTGGAACTAAATGCCAGTCATACAAACGGTATATATTTGAGTCCGGACGGTACCGTCGATGCCGGTAGTATATGTCTGACATATGCGCCTGACGTTTTCCCATGTTGGATTGGCCCGTTAGACCTTGCAGTTTCAAATGCCGGTGCAACTAGTATAGGGTATATTGACGTGTTTTTCCGTAAATAAACAGTCGGGGGTTGAATACAGGGAAGGGTTGGAATGCCAATAACGTTTACAATTTGGGCTGAAAACCGAGTTGACGGCAATTTGGTCGAACCGTCTTCTATGACTCTTTCGGACGAAGACGAAGTTTACGGTGTCCGCCGGTCTGACAATTATGAAGTCGTTGTACCTGATGCAACCGGTATGGTACAGGTTGTTGAAGATAGCGGAATATACAAGTATACGTTTACGGATGTCGGGTACGGGGTAAGTTATACCTATTCTGTTGAATCCGTAAACAGCGGTACGTCTACATACGCATCAGGTACAATCACATTTGACAACCAATGGGTAACGTCTACCGCTGCCGATACATATTTTAGTACTCGTCGGGATGCAACGGATTATTGGGTGACTGGCGTTGATAAAGACGAGAAACTGCGTACAGCCCAGTTGGAACTGTATATGTCACGTCTGTTTCTGTTACCACATCCTATGCCAAACGCTGCCGACGATGCAACTTTGTTTCCGGACACTGTAGAAGCAGCTATTTGCGAACAGACGTTGTTTCATCTCATTGATACTGGTGCGGAATCTAGAGAACAGTTGGTATCGCAAGGTGTTACAAGATCACAAGTCTATGGCGAAACGTATAAAGATGTCGAGAAAGTTTTTGTAGCTCCTCGTGCACTTCAACTGTTACGTGCGGGCGGGTTTGCCGTAAACGGTGTATGGGGATATATGCCGGGGTATATACCGTAAAACAAGTTTGCGGAACAGTATGGAATGAACGAAAGAAAAAACGTTCAGTTTATCGACTATGTAAAAGACGGTATATGGGACGGGCATCGTTGTTTTATAGTGGGTGGCGGTCTGTCTCTTAAAACTTTCGACTGGTCGAAACTGAAAGGTGAACTTGTTATTGCTATTAACCGTGCTCACGAATATTGTGACCCGTCTATTATAATTGCACAGGACGCTCGTGTTTTTATCGAGACTGATAAAGGTATAATTGACCCTAGAGATATAGAAGAGTCTATTGCTGCTCGTAACAAAATAAGAAATTTCGGCGGATATTGTTTGTATCTTCAGAGCGGGAAAACCCCTGCACCGACCCCATACTGTTATACCATAAAACGACATAAAAAAAATCGGTGTATGCCGCGTTCGTTAAAAGACGGTCTTGGAAACGGAGAAAATACAGGGTTCGGTGCACTTAACCTTGCTTTGTGTCTAGGCGCGTCCCCCATCTATTTGTTGGGATTCGATATGGTTGGTAAAGACGGAAAGCAAGCTAACTTTCATTCCGGATATAAATGGCCGCAAAAAGATAAAGTGTATCGTCAGTTTATGCAAGCGTTCAAAACCGTAGAAAAAGATGTAAACGAACGGGCGGAAATTGTAAATCTCAATCCTAACAGTGCAATGGAATCGTTCCGACGTTCGACATGGGAACAGGAAAGAATTGACAAGATCGAGCGACCTGTAGTAGTCTCATATTATACTGTTGATAACGGGTACGAGAACGAGATCGGACGACTCCATAAATCGTTACATCTGTTTGGATTAGAACATTATATCGAAGGACGGTCTAGTAAAGGTTCGTGGTCTGCTAATGTAAAAGAAAAAACCAGGTTTATACTTGAAATGTTGCACAAATTCCGTAACAAACCGGTTGTATGGCTAGATTCAGACGCCGAAATTGTCCAATATCCGGAAATGTTCGATAGATTGTGCCTTTCCAGACCATCTATAGCTGTTTATTGGTTAAATGCTAGTGACATTCCCCATCGGAAACAAAAACCAGACGAGCCCGGAACCGGTACGGTGTTTTTTGGTAATCGACGGACAGAATCTATCGAGATTGTTAAACAATGGGTCGAAAAAGATAAAAAGTATCCTAATATCGGTAATCAGCTTGCGTTGTTACGAGACGTTTTAGAGAGTAGAAACAGAGTAAATACTGTAGGGTTACCGCCGGAATATCTCGCTATTAACAGAATTATGGATAGTCTGGTATCGAACCCTGTTGTTAAACACTTTCAGGCTAGTAGACGGTTGAAAAGGAGTAAATAGAAATAAAATGCGACATGTAATAATGATCTTGTTCGCGATTGACCGATATATACACGGCAGCCCTATAATAAAAAGTCATCAATGGATAGATATTCGGTTCGATTTGTTCCAGAAATTCACGTTACGTTCGATTCTAAACCAGTATCATGACGATTTCGATTTATGGGTTGTATGT